CGCATGCAAGAACCAAAATATGTTGATAATAAAAGTGTTCGCACACGTGCAGTTGACCCACTGACAGGAAACAGTAGTGTTAATCAAGGGCAAAATTTTAGTGTCAAAAGATTAATGCCAGCACCGTATAAACTTACAGTTGTCATGGAACTATGGACAAGTAACTTTGATCAAAAATTACAGCTATGGGAACAAATTTGTTGTCAGTTTAATCCAGATATGGAAATACAAAATACAGACAATTATCTTGATTGGACAAGTTTAAGTTATGTTTTATTAACCCAAACAAATTGGACTACTCGTGATATTCCTGTTGGCGCAGATGATCCTATAGATGTTGCTACCCTAACATTTGAGATGCCTATATGGTTAAGTACGCCAGCAAAATTACTTCGTCTTGGTATTGTGCAAAGTGTTGTTAGTAACATTTATGATGCAAATGGTAGCCCAAGCACAGCACTTATAGAAGCAACAAATAGACTTGGAAATCGTCAATATTTTACTCCAACAGGATATCAAGCAGTTGTTAACAATGGCAACGTAACTTTGTTTCCACATGGTGGACCAGAGATTAATAATACCAATTTTGCAATACCTACTACTAAGGGAAATGCGATTCCCTGGGCACCTGTTATTAGTTTATTTGGTAATATTGCAAACAATTATAGTATGTTATATTTGACAGATACAAGAACAGATAGACTTGTTACAGGAACTGTAGCATATGATCCAACCAATGCTGCTAATTTAAAATTTACAGTTGATCCTGCAACAATACCAACAAATATACTACCAAGTATTAATGCAATTGTTGACCCACAATCGAATGGACCTGGTATTGGATTGCCAGCAGCAAGTACTGGACAACGTTATTTGCTTGTTAATGCATTAGGCGGCGCTAGTAATGGAAATGGCGCAGCAGCATGGCAAAATGCAAACAGTAGTATCACGGTTGCACAACCAAATGACATTATACAATATAATGGTAGTGCTTGGTATGTAGCATACCATCCTACTGCTAATAGTAATTCTAGTTATGTAACAAATACTTTTTCGAATATTCAATATGCATGGAATGTAAATCAATGGCAAAAAAGTTGGGAAGGTTTGTATCAAGAGGGTCTATGGTCAATCGTGATCTAACCGCAGTTGGCGCACTTTTTATAGCAGTTAAAAGTGGTCGTGCTTTATTCTTATTACGAGATCAAGATACCTACAGCGATACATGGGGATTAGTAGGCGGACAAACCGAAGGCAACGAAACCCTATACGAAGGGTTGGAGCGAGAAACAAGTGAAGAAATTGGATTTGTTCCGCATATTCAAAAAGTAATTCCACTGGAATTGTTTTCTTCACCCGATGGACATTTTAATTATCATACATTTGTTGTGTTGGTTAAGAATGAATTTTTACCAGAATTAAGCAGCGAACACAAAGGTTATGCATGGTGTGATCTAAGCAATACACCTAAACCGCTGCATCCTGGTTTATATAATAGTCTTAATAATAAAGTTATTCGTGAAAAATTAAAAACTATTCAACAATTATTAAAAATCACCAAGTAACACAGCATCACGAACTGATATTTCCTGATAATTTGGCAAATCTTTTAGTGATGGGGATAAATCGGTGGTATGATGGTTTCTTACACGATAAAATTGTGTACCATTATAAACTCTAACAACATTATAGAGATATGAATAATTGTACTCATTCAAACCAACATCGTGTTCATAGCCTAAACTATGCTCATAAACATTATTATAAAATTCACCATCGCAACCATCGAATCCAAATAAGAATATTTTTTGAGCACCATCAAATGCTGCAAGATATGCAGCCGAAGAACCACTATCAAAATGATAAGAATACGGTAGCAAATTTGTATCAGGATAAACGTGCCAATGATTATTTGATGTAAAAAGTTTATTATATTTGTCTACTGGAATTTCAGAAAAGAAAATATTATTTTTTATAACATAATAATCAGCAGAGGTATCTTTCCACGCTGCATTGCAAGCATAGGTAAATTTGTAACCTTCTGAAACACGTTTGTTATTTTGGTTTAAAATCATTTGTATATCTGGCGCAAGACGACTAATACCATTTCCCAAAACAACCGCAGATTTAACAGACATATCATATGGCAAATCACGTGGATTAACAAACACACTTTTCATTTGTTCATTTTCAACATATGTTACTGATTCACCCGTATAATTACGACGGTATACTGCATAATTTAAATTTCCCATTAAAATCTTCCTACTGCTATTTCAATTTTTACTATGCTATCATCCAAGATGATATCCATGCTCTTACCTATAATACAACCTGGCTCGTATAGCGATTTATCTAGCGCACATGCTACACCACGCTCACTACTACTTACCAATAATGTTCCTTTATTTACTGGTCCACGCACTAAACAAGGAACACGACCCGTTAGTGCGATTGGTAACCAATTGTCATGTTCAAAATTATCATTCATAAGATAGGCAGGATTTGTTGACACTACGCCAGCAACTGTGGTATCATGAGGTTGGGTAGAAATCGTGACATCATAATCACCGCCCAATACCATAACCGTGCCAGGTGAGTAGTAACTATCACTATGATACATTTCGGCCAAGTCGGCGTATTTGGCTGTTGTGGATGTTCCAACAAAGTTAACACCATAGATGAAGTTAAAATAGTTACTACCAACACCACCAATATTTGCTTGAATATTAGCACCTGGCAATACGCTGCTGCCAACATAGTGAATGTTAGCCCAAATATTACTATAATATTGTGAACCACTACCACCCAAGTTAACCGCATTATTACTGCCAGGAATAATACCGCCGCTGACAGTAAGGTTACTATCAACTGTTGCGTTACCATAAATGCGTGTGCCGTCTACTAGTTTTGCCATAAATTATTCCACTGTATATTTAGACCTATCTTAACGACCATATCTTCTTCGAAGTGCGTTATAGTTTGAAGTTACTTCGTCTACTGTCAAACTACGATTGTATACCATAAACGCACCAAGATTACCACTAGTATATGCATTAGTTCCCATACCAGTGCTGTCTGCTGCCATTAGTGCCATAAATGTGTTTGTACCTGGTGCAGACCATGTTATATTAGATGAACCAACACTGGCACCATTTACATACGCAGTTGCAGTTGTTCCGTTATAAGTGATAACCAAATTATACCAAGCATTTAAACTTTGCGTAGAGGTTGCAATAGTTGTAACAGCACTGCCTGTCCATAGTCCAAATGAAATAACTCCAGCAGCAGTAATTTCTATTGCACTGGCATGATAACCAGTAGCAAGCGCCGCCTGACCATCAATTTGAATAATATTTCCTGAACTTGTTGGATATACCCAAATGCTCATTGTAACTGTATTATAGGTAGTAGAATTGAATAGGGAAGATGCACTTGTAGCATATTGACTACTTGCGGTCGTAAATGTTAAAGTGCCACCAGTTGTGCTTTTAGCACCACTGTTAAAAGTTGGACCATTAGATAGTGTATAATTTTTACCGTTTCCGCTTAAATCTGTCCAAGTTGCTCCGCTACCACTATAACTTGAAGGTTGACCAGCATCTAGCCATACCATTAAACTGCTATCTACAACAGGAGCACCTGTCCATTCATCAAATATACCAGCAAGTTGTAAATTACCATTTAGGTTAACACGTTGAGCAACGCTGCCGCTCTTAATTGTAAATTCATCAATGATGCCTGTAGTTTGCAATAATCCAACATTAGATATTTTTTGAACAGATATGCCCGTTCCACTATAATTGTATGTAGACAATGGCGAGGTATTTGAAGTTACTGCGGCGTTACCAGAAGTTCTTGTTAATGTAATTGGACTTAAACTTTTATCTATAATTGTATTAGATTGGCAAGTTAATAATAAAGTGTTAGGTATTGAACTAAGAGATGATGTTTGGGGCGTGAAGTTAGCAGTATATACTGCCGTGCCTTTTACTATTCTTAAATTAGTAATATAACCATTCCAAGTTAGCGTTGTATTATCATTATAGAACCTACCAACACCAATAGATGGTGTTGCTGGCCAAGTTGGTGTAGTTGCACTCGTTGAAACAGACGAACCATTTACATACATGGTATTCGTGCTTCCACTACGAACAAGTGCTATATGATACCAAGTGTTAGCCAAAATAGTATTGGTTGCTGAATAAGTTAAAGTAGAGGTACCATTTACAAAGAAACCCAATCTACTGCTAGTATCTAAGAAAATTGTTAATCCGTTTGTGCCTGAACTGGTCGCATTTGTAAGGGTAACGATACCAAATTGAGCAGCACCTATGCCTATTCCGTATATCCAACATTCTATAGTAAAATCACCTGTTAACTGATAACTTGCACTTGGTGATGCCATTATAAAATCTGGACCAGTATTATTAAAATAATAATTGTAATATCCGTTTGGTTTAATCGGCGTTTGAGTGGTTGATGTTACCGTTCCACTTGAAGTAACAGAAAAATTATTTGGACCACTATCCGTAAAAGCACTTGTTGAAGGTATAGTAGTTGTGTTTAATAACAGTTTAGTGTTAGTAACTGCTGTCAATGGTTGAGTTGGTGGGGTAACGTTTGCGGTATAAATTGCTGTACCATTAACTATACGAAAGTTAGAAATATAACCAGAAATAGGGTAAGTTGTTGCATTTACGGAACCAATATTTGGAGTATCTGAAACAAAACTTTGTGAATTTGTTACAGACCCTTGAGATAGTCCATTTATATATATTGTCAGTGTAGTTCCACTTCTTACTGCTGCAATATGATTCCACGCATTTAAGTTAATAGTATTATTAGATGTTAAAAGAACTGTGCCGTTTGAAGAAAGTATAATTTTATTTCCATTTGCATCTGTTTGTAAATAAAAATTATTTGCTACTGTAAAAAGTGATGTAGTAGAGAAAATAGTTCCAAACCTTTTAAATGACGTGGGATATAACCATGTTTCTATAGTAAAATCTCCAGTTCCAATAGTAAATGCTGAGTTACTTGGAAGAGTCAAATAACCAGTACTACCATCAAACAACAAACTACCAAATGTTATAGGATTATTTGTTAATTCATCAATTGTGCTATTGACTACTAAATTTCCAGTATTTGTTAAACGAGATGCTATTGGCATTATCCGAATACCGTGTCTAAACTGTTAGTGGTGCTATTATAATATGTATAAGCCACACTAGTACTATTACCACTGTATGTATAACCAGTACGCTGTTGTGTATAGATATTTCCGCCTACATACACGTTACCAGCAATACCAGCACCACCACTTGAAATCAGTGTACCGCTTGTTGTAGAGTTAGTGGCAGTATTGTCTAATAGATATAGCGTAGTTGCAGCACTTAATACAACATCACCAGCGCCATCTGGATCAAGGTATAAATTACCATTTGTTCCGGCAGTTGTTGAAAAATTATTGGCTATAATCCAACTATTGCTACCTATCGTAGCATTACCCGTGGTTGCAATAGTTGTAAATGAGCCGCTGTTTGCAATATTAGCACCAATAGCACCTGTTAGGTAACCAACATGCTGTCCACCACCGCTAGTTGTGAAACTTGCACCAGTAAAGACAGCACCTGTATTACCAAATGTACCAGCATTAATAGTAGGAGCAGCAATAGTATCAGTTGTTGTAATAGTTGTTGTGTTAATAAACGTAGTGTTACCAGCAATACTTAAGTTACCGCCAACATATAAGTTACCGCCAACACCCATACCACCACTGATTACAATAGCACCCGTAGTTGTAGAGGTTGAAGTAGTTGCGCTGTTAGATACAAGGTTACCACTAACATAGTTGTATTGTAAATAAGTTGCTCCACCAAATGCAGTACCATTTGCAAACTGAATTGCGGTATTTGCACCTGCTGCGGTACTGCTACCACCACCACCGCCACCAGCAGTTGATCCATTTGGATAGAAGATACCGCTTGTAGTTACAATGTTACCAACATATAAGTTGCCGCTAATACCAGCACCGCCAGTAATAACCATTGTGCCAGTAGTTGTAGATGTACTGCCAGTGTTTGAGTTAGCATATAAGAAAGGCGATGCTATAAATGCTGTTGTAACAAATGTATTAGCATATGTTAATGTAGAGAATGTTGGTAGTCCAGTTGCAGTAATAGTAACCGCAGCACTGCTACCATCAGTAATATACGCAGCAGATGAAGTTACGTTAAGCAATAGTGCAGTATTGGCTATACTAGTTGGTGAAGCATATGGAGGTGCAAAGTTAGCAGTATAAACTGCTGTTCCGCTGACATATCTTATACCTGTAATATAACCTGTGAAGTAATTGTGACCGCCAGCCGTGTTGAAATCGCCAGCGAGAAATGTAGTATCGGTAAATGTCAGGGCTGTTACAGTAGATGCCACCGATACACCATTAATATATAAACTTGTAGTGCTGCCGCTTCTAACTAGTGCTACGTGATACCATTTATTGTTGGTTGGCGGTGAAGCAGTATATGTGAGAAAGTTACCTGCCAAGTTTCTTACGTACCATCCTGTAACATCAACCCACAACCAAAACCCAGTATTAGTACCAGTACTGTTCATTATAGAAACAACACCTGGATTACCACTACTAGCAAGAACAGTAGGATAAACCCATGCTTCCATGGTGAAATTACCATTTACTGCTGCTACCGTGCCGCTAACAGAACTGTTACTGCCGTTAAAGAAAAGGCTGTTATTTACAGTACTGTTAAGTGTTGCATATGCGGCACTTATACTTCCATTGGCGCTGACATTACCGATAGTTGTTGCATACACGTTTGCGGCATTAATTGTAACACCATTGGTGTTACCTTGTAGATTGGTTATACCACTTACTGTTACGGTTGTAAATGAGCCGCTGTTTGCGCTATTCGCACCAATAGCGCCTGTATGATAACCAGTTAATTGTCCACCACCACTTGTAGTGAAACTTGGACTTGTGAGCGAACCTGTGCTTGTTATATTAGTTTGGGCATTAGTTATTAATGTACCGCTTAAACCACTGTTTGCTACCACATAAGCAGCATACACGTTTGCAGTTTGTGCTGTAATATTAGCACTTGAAACTAAACCAGTTAGAATACCAACTGAAGTAATATTAGTTTGTGCTGCGGTTGATAGGGTACCAGTAAGCGTAGCACCACTGTTACCAATAGTTCCACCCTGAATAGTAGTAGCATTAATTGTAGTACCGTTGGTTGTGCCTTGTAGGTTAGTAGTTCCAGTAACGTTAAATGCGCCAGTCACGGTTATAGGATTTGATCCGCTGCGTCCAATATAGTTTGTAGCATTGGTGCTACCAAATACAATATAACCTTGCGTATTATCTTGTTGACCCATAACACGTGCTGTATTTGCTACGTTAATATCGCCTAACCAAAGATCATCACCAATTTGAAAATTAGTGCCATTGCCGTTATTTGTGGCGTGGACAATATCAGCGGTAACATTTCCGCCAACTCCAATACCACCACTTACAACGATTGCACCAGTAGTATTATTTGTAGATGCTGTTGTGCTGCTGCTTACAAGATTGCCACTTGCACTAATATATTGTAGAGATGTTGCGCCACCAAAACTTCCACCATTGTTAAATTGTATCTGAGTGCTAGCACCACCAGGACTACCGCTACCACCGCTACTATATACTGAACCATTAGGCCAATATACACCGTTTGTAGTAACAAGATTTCCTACAGTTGCTGTGGCCGTAGTTGGAATAGTGATAGAGCCTGTGTCACTCAATATGAAGATGGTTTGAGTGTATGCACTATTAACAACTTCCAGACCACCAGTAGGATTTAAACGAAAATATTTGTTTGGATTTGTACCGGCACTGTAGGTATTTGTTAATTTAAGAAAATCAAGATATCCCGTGCCACCTTGACCATAAATATTACCAATAATTGATAGCGCACTTGTTGATGCAGTGCTACCAGTTGCAATATAAATGTTTGCATAATTGTTTAGTGTGGTATTTCCACTTGCAGTTAGCGTAGTAAATGCACCACTATTAGCAGCATTGGCACCAATAGCACCAGTGTGATAACCAGTTAACTGTCCACCACTGCTTGTTGTGAAACTTGGACTTGTAAGCGCACCAGTACTTGTAATATTAGTTTGTGCTGCAGTTGATAGTGTACCAGTTAAGGTTGTGCCTGTATTACCTATTGTACCAGCATATACTGCTGAACCATTAATTAAATTACCATTTATCGCAGCAGCAGTATTACCTATTGTGGTTGCGTATAGGTTTGTTGCATTGATAGTGGCACCGTTAGTTGTGCCTTGTAGATTTGTAGTTCCACTTACAGTAAGTGATCCTAATGTACCAACACTTGTAATGTTTGTTTGTGCATTAGTTATTAGGGTTCCGCTTAAGCCGCTATTTGCTACTACATAAGCAGCATATAAGTTGGCTGTTTGCGAAGTGATGTTACCACTAGTTACAAGACCAGTTAACGTTCCAACACTTGTGATGTTTGTTTGACTTGCACTCTGACTGTTTAGTGTTCCATAAAGTACTGCACCAGCATTACCAATCGTGCCACCAATAACAGTAGGAGCAGCAATTGTTCCAGTAGAAGTTAAACCAGTAAGTGTGCCAACGCTTGTAATATTAGTCTGTGCTGCCGTTGATAACGTACCAGTGAGTGTGGCACCGCTGTTGCCAATAGTACCAGCAGTAATGGTTGTAAATGCACCTGTATTTCCGCCATTTGCACCAATCGCACCAGTGTGATAACCAGTTATCTGACCACCCGTATTAGTTGTTATACTACTTGGTGATAGCGCACCTGTATAAGTTGGCAGATAAGCAGAAACATTTGAATTACTATAGGTACTAGAAAATGTAATAGATTGCGGAGTTGCAGTGTTATTTGTAGTTATTGATATACCACTGCCAGCAATAAACTGTGCAGTATCTTCACCTACTGCTTTAAGATTTCCTTGACCAGCAACATACCATGTTGCAAATGAACTGCCTAGTGCAATTTTAGCAGTATTATTTCCCCAATCATATACCTTAAAGCCAGTTGCACTATCAAATCGCAAAGTTGTAACGTTTGATACTAAATTTGCAACAGCGTTTGCAGCATTAATTTCACTGACAGTAAAATATCCACCATAAACATTACCATTAGTCCATTTGAAACCACCAGCAGTTACGTTGCCGCTTGCTACAATGCTGTTTGCATATTCAGTTTGTGAAATAGTTTCATAGTTTGTTGTAGTAATATTACCAGTTACAACTAAGTTACCACCAACATATAAATTACCACCAATACCAGCACCGCCAGTTACAATCAGTGCACCACTTGTTGAACTACCACTTTGCACAGCATTGCTTATTGTAATGCCATTAGTTGTGGTATTTCCATAATTAGTTACACTTTGTAGTGGAGCAGTAGTATCAATCAAAGTATAAAGATTGGCAAATGTGATTGCAGTTGAGCCAACTGCTACGTTAGGTTCACCGCCAGGAATATAATAAAATATATTGCCGCTTATAGCACCTTGTTCAACAAATGTCAGTGCGCCACTGGTTATGGTTCGCCAATCGTTAAAGTCACCTGTTCTGGTCCAAGTTCCATTAGAACCTGTTCCTAATGTGGTAACACGATAGATACCATTTAATGTATTTGGAGATTGATCTTTTACAAGAATGCGGTCGCCAACAGCAAGGGATACGCCATCAAGCGTGTTTGGCGCTGCAGCAAGATTAATATTTGCACCAACTGTTGCTGCTTTTACACTATCTTTATAATCTGAAACTGTACGTGTTAATGCCATTGCGGTTCTCTAATATAGTATTTAACCAAATTAGAGACGACCGACAACTACCTCTATAACACCCACACCATCACCAAAGTTTTGCAATGCTTTACCAATAACGCTACCCATTTGTGGATTATTTTCACTGCGAGCAGTTCCATCACCATTAGATACCATCATTTGACCTTTTTGAATTGGTCCAGTAACCTTGGTTGGCACACGACCAGTTAACGCAATATACAAACCATCAGCATCACTGTTCATCATATATGCAGGATTAGTACTAACAACACCAGCAACGTATTGACTACCATTGATATTGCTCAGGGTAACTTCCCTATCGCCACCAAAATCAACAACTGTACCAGGTTCATAATTTGCATCACTTGTATAACGTTCGGCCAAGTCGGCGTATTTTGCAGTGGTAGATGTGCCAAGGAAGTTTACAGCGTATACGTTGTTCCAATACAGTGCAGTATTTCCAATGTTAACAGATGCGTTGGCACTTGGCAAAATTCCACCACTTGCTGTGTATGTTGCGCCAGTAAACGTTGCGCCAGTATTTCCAAATGTGCCAGCACTGATAGCAGGTGCAGCAATTGTATCACTGGTTGTGATTGTAGTAGTGTTTACATAAAATGCATTTCCAGCAACAGTTAAGTTACCGCCAACAACCATGTTT